CAACGAAAACACCGCCTCCTGTCCCTGCTTGGGCGGGTAGGTGCGGGTCGGCCCAGAACTTGATACATGGTAGGCAAAGTAGTCGCCCTTGATCGGCCACTTGCCCATCTCCATAAGCTCCTTGTGATCCGGCTCGATTAAGTAAAGATGCGGACGCTTGTACTTGGGATCAACATCTCCGGCGTTCATCCAGGTGTAGATCCGGTCGTAGCAGTTGCCGGGACCAGTACCCAGCTTGGTATTGCCAACCTGACCGCTGAACAAATCGTCCGTGGGCAAGTGAGCGTCGTAGGATTCCCAAGCCTCCAGCGTGGGCGGGAGCGGGAACAGCTTGGCTCCTAGTCCGGCATAGAGCGGAAGGTTCCTTGCCGGAGCGTACACATCCACGCAACCGCCGGATTCGTTGACCAGGTAATGCACAAAGGCTGTCGTGATGATCGCATCCCCGATGGCTCCGGCTCGGTACACCGCCGTCGCCCCTCCTGTCGCACGGCCGGGATAGTACGGCTTGATCTTGTGCGGACACGGCACGGCATCCTCCCACATCGGACCGGTAAGCTCGTCGGGCAACATGTAGGTGTTGCGCGGGAAAAGCATCTGGTCATCGACCTTGTGGATGGCGTTGGTTTGATTCTTCCATAGTTTCATTTAGTTCTTTCCTCCCATATAAAAAAAATTATCAATGGTATTAAGCCAATCGCTATGACGGCGATAGCCACAAGAAGTCTTCCTATGGCAAGTCCGGCTCCGACAATAATCCAATCTGTTAATGCGCTCATTTCAAGTTCTCCATTTTGGTTGAAACAACCGCAACATAACACTTTGCCAGGTCATCAAGCTCAAGTTTGCAAAGATTCTCAAGCTCGCTCTCCGGCAAGGCTGTCATTATTTCTTTTATCATTTCCTGCTTCACATTCATTTCTTCTTCTCCTTTATGATCTCCGACCTTGTTATGAAGACAGGATTGGTTTCGTCAACAAAACAAAATATGTTGTAGTAGAAATAATCCTCCGCATCGAGACGGCTCATGCCCATCTCCTTCATCAACTTCTTGAGGATCAAGTCCATGTCGTATGCAAGCCTGTCCTGAACGCCGTACATCTCGGCAAGGCCGATGATGCAGTCGTCAAGCCCGACAACCTTGACGCATCCCTTGTCTGGAATCCACGGCAGGACTATTTTGCGTTTTGACATTTGTCTATCCTTTCCCCGATCCAACGCATGCACGGCACGGCCATTGAGTTGCCCAAGGCTTTGTACCTCGGACCATCGGGGCATTGATCGGTTGGCTTGTTTCTCCAGGGGATCAGCGTGTGATCGTCTGGGAAGCCTTGGAGCCTTTCACATTCTTTCGGTGTCAGCCTGCGGACGGCCATTCTATCCTTGGGATTGATTACACCGCCAGTGTGGTTGATATCCGAAGCCTTTGCCCCTATCGTCGGGGCAATAGATCCGGCTGTCTGGTTGTATGCGTCCACGGCAACCGCCACCTGATTGTCTCCCATATCCTTCCGCAACGTGGGTGATAGCTCCTTAACAAATCTGCTTTCACTTCCCTCCCTAGTTGCGATGCCAGGTTCAAAGGCAATAGCCTCCTGCACCAACGGCACATTGCCACCGCCAGTTCCAAACCTTGAAACACAACTAGGAGCAACTTCGTGCGGTCCGGTCACACGGCTGTCGTTGGGGTGGTTTTCGTAGAGGACCGAGCTACACGCAAGAATCCTGCCAGTGTAGGCATCCTGACCATTCAATCCACCACCCATATGTGCGCCATCGCTCAAGCAACCAACCACATCCTTTTCTGGGATTGGAACCAGCTTTGACAACTGGTGCATGTCGCCCCTGTCAAAGCCTTTGAAATCCCTTGCAGACAGGCTTCCGGCTATTGTCTGCATCCTAAAAACAGAGGCTTCGTGAACTGCCTTGATCTCCATCAAGGCTTCGTGGCTGCATCCTCCCCTGCTTCCCTTGCATTGGGTGATTGTTGGACTGATTCCAACGCCTTCTTGAGCATCGGCGGCAACTCCTTGCCCCGCTTCTCGGCTCGGCGCAGGATTCCGGCGCACGCCTTCTGACTCAAATAGAACCTTTGCGGCACTTGCCCCGTCTCCAAGACATCCGACAACGAACACACGGCGACGGCGTTGGGCCACTCCGAACCATTGAGCGTCCAGCACCCTGTATGCCCACCCATACCCCAACTCCCCCAACGCCCCGAGGAAGGAACCAAAATCCCTTCCTCCGTGGCTTGACAGGACACCGGGGACATTTTCCCAGACAACCCATCGAGGCCGGAGACTTTTAGCGATTTCAAGAAAGGTAAGCATAAGTCCCCCTCTTGGGTCGTGCAGTCCTTTCCTAAGTCCTGCGACGCTGAAAGATTGACATGGCGTGCCTCCGACCAGAAGGTCAACTGATCCGCTTGGTATATTCCATTGTTCATACTTTGTCATGTCTCCTAGGTTTTGAACCTTCGGCCACCGGTGCTTCAGCACGGCGGCTGGGAAGGGTTCGATTTCTGAAAATGCGACCGGCTCCCATCCAAGAGGCTCCCAGGCAACGCTGGCCGCCTCGATGCCCGAACATACGGATAGGTACTTCATTTGCTTTTCCTCGAATCATATCCGGGGATGAAGCCCATGTCCCTTGCGTGTTCCACGCTTGTCCGGCAACACTTCCACGCCCTTGCGATCTGGTGAACCGTGTATCCGGCCTCGTACTGGACTTTCCACAAAGCCCACCGTTTTGTGACAAAGCCCGGCTCCCGATTGACCCGCTTGGACTTCCTGACCATCAGTTCCGGTGGAACCACGATCTCCTTCTCGTCCCTGATTCCGGCGACGATCTTCTCTGCGGAGTCCTTGTTGTTCCTTGTCCTTTCGATCCGGCCAAGGGTTATTTCATGGCGCAATGCCTGGATGGTCTGGACGGCGGCCACAAGTCTGGCCTCCAGAAGTTTCACGTTCTCCTCGGTCGCCGTTACCCTGCTGTTAAGTACCTGTGCTATCAGTGCTTCTTGTGTGTTCATCTTTTATTTCCTTTGTAAGTAATGCCGCAGCGTCAACCCCCGCAATGATCTCGCGGACTTTGTGGGCTTCGGCATGGTTGATGTTGTCCCGATGGCTGGCAAGACTCCGGCGCACCCGCGCCAGAATATCGGTCAGCCAATCTATTCTTTCTTTTGTCATGCTGTCTCCTCTCCAACCACGCCGTCAAACGCCTGTTCTTCGGCATGGAAGACCTTTGTTTGTACCTTAAGCCATGTCGGTTTGGCAAGCGTTTTCTTGCCGGTAAAGGAAGCCTCCGTGAACAAAACATTGTTCCCCGGAACGCAGGCAATCCGTCCATTGGCAAGCTCAATGAAGTGGTGCGACTTGGTCTGGCTCGGCTCCAGGCTGTACCCATCCCCATACGGCTCGGCGGTGAACATATACGCCCCCTTCATCCAGGTCTGGCGAGAAGCGATCCACACCTGGCAATCCAGTTCCCGAAGGTAGTCGTACTCGATGGTGGTGAAGTTCCAGCCGAAACAATCCCAGCGTTGTGCGTCGGCAAGATCCCAATCCGCACCAACGCCGTTGGTAAACGCCAACGCATTGATTGGCAGACCCCGATACAAGGCTCCGCACTTGAGCATCACCGTGCATCCCCAAGCCCTGTGAGGCACGGAGTAAAGCCCGAACCATACGGCTTCGTCCCACCCCTCCTCCGCACCTTGCGAGCAGAACTTGCGATCCACCATGACATACTGGTGGCGTGGCAGATTTCCGGCGAAGGTCATTTGCGGTCCATCCACATTGCCAAAAGAGCAACGCCGATGGCAAACATCAGCATCTCAGTTGGTCCTACTTCCATGCTGGCCCCGTAATCCACGCCACCAACGCCCAGCGTGTGCCTAGCAGCGGAGCTTTGGCTCTGTGCTTCATCCAAGTTGGGAACAGGTTGGCAGACCCTTGATGGGTTGACTTCTCCACGCCTTCCCAATCTCCATCCACGCACAACCCGCCACCGACATACTCCTCCGGCCGGGACAGGTTGATGACGCAAGTCAGTTTGCGGTCGCTGCCGTCATAGGTGTCGAAGTGCCACTTGAACTTCTGCAAGGGGCGATACCTCAATACCTGAAGCTGTTGCATATCCATTATGTCAAATCGGTAATGTTCCGTGTTGGCCTGGTCAACCACGGCGGCTAGGTAGCTGTAAAGCCACTGGAAGTGGGGTGCTTTGGGAATCCAGCATGACGAGCATGTCCGGGTGCGGTTTACAACGTGCGTGCCGTCCTTCGACAACACCGGCGCACGTTTCATCCCAATGACCTCCGCGTCGCGGATAATCATCTCGCACTGCGAGCGGGTCAGAACCTGCGGTATCGTTACCGCCGTGAGGATCTTTTGCTTGAATGTTTTTTCGGTTTGCATTTGTTCTTCCTTTCAACATACTCAATCAGAAGCTGTTTGAGGGCAATTCCGGCGAGTTCATCACGGTTATACTTAATCATGTTAAAACCAAATGCCGCCAGCTTATCTGCCGTAACTTCATCAATGTCGAATTTCATTTCGACCATCGTGACCTTGCGATCTCCTAGGTATTTTATTTGTCCCAATTCGTCCATTGCGACCTTTCCTCCCTAGATTTGGCTATAAGCCAGGACATAAAACTTCCGGCAAATATAAGCAGGGATATTCCGCCACCGATCAGAAAGGCGAACAGCACGGCGTGGAAAAACACCTCGCTAAAAAACTTTAGGTAGTCCATCATATTCGCTCCTTTTCAGCATGCGGTTAAGAGTTGATTGGTCTATTTCAACCCCACCCATCCTGCACCAAAAGAGTACGGTTCCGTTCCTAAAGTCGTCAATAAGATTCTTTATGTTGTCCTCCTCGCGGTAACAACAGCAGTCCTTGAGGCCGGGTCGCTTCTTCTTGGGGGCAAGTTTGTCCCCGATAATAACCTTCCTGCGCTGAAGGAGCCGGATGTCGTAGATTGCCCGGATGGCAATCTCCCCAGCAAGCATTTGGATGCGTTCCTCCGGGGTCAGTTTGTTCGCTTCAGCTTTGACCATTTCTTCCTCTTTCCAGAACGATCCTCGGCCCAGGCCGAATAAGCGTTCCATAATCTAGCCGCATCTAGGGCGTTCTGTTTGTCGTCGAAAATATCATCAGCCGGTGGCAGTCCGTTGGGCGGTTCGGCTCCCCATAGGCGCGGACCGATAGGGTTCTCCATAGAAGCCGTGACAACCCTCCACTTGTCACCGTGGGGTATGACTTTGACAGGTGTCATCTTCCGGCCTCCTCCAGCTTCTTGATGTCGTCCTTGATCTGTTGCCTCAACTTTGCCATGTCGCCAGACTGACCGGCATAGTGGATTATGTGGGCATCCCTGTGCCGATCCAGCCCGAAGTGTTGCTCCACGCTGGTCATGCAGTTGTAGGCCGGATCAAGGTCGAGCGTCTTGGTGTTCCATAGGTGAAGCTGGACATTGAGCCATGTTTGCTCCGCAAAGTGGTTTGGAAACAACCCCAAGGGCGGTTGTGACAATGCCCCGATTGCATTTTTACGGATCACAAACACGCCGGTATTGAAATAAAATCTTGGCTCAATCTGCGCCCCGAAAGCCTTTGCCAGTTCAGCCAAGCCTTTCTTTCTGTCAAGATACTCGCCCTCATTGAAGGCAAGGAAGTCAAACTCCTCGTCCACCTTGGATATGTCATCGCAATCCATCGCAACCAGCACATCAGCATCGAGGAAGGTCGCTTGGTCATATCCCCTGGTCGCCATGATGTTGCCCAGAACCAGTTTGGTGTATTGCACCGGATGAGCCAGGGGTGTCTCAAGGGCGATAAAATCCTGCTGGGTTCGCTTGCAGTATTCCTCCATTCTTGGCTTGGTAATCTTTAAGACTTCAGCCCACTCCTCGCCTAAGGCTTGTGTGACTACGCAAGACTTCATGCCATCTCGCAAAGCTGGTAGTCGGCCTCCTCCAGCAAAAGCTGGGAGGCAAACTCACGCAAGTTGTCGTCGTCCTTTATCTTGTTTCCGTCGATCAAAACCTCAAGGTTTACAAGATCCATATCGTAGGGAACGTCGGCCATGTAATGCTCCCGATGGCCTTGCGGTCCGATGTCGATCCGATGCGTCTTGTAGATCACATCGGCAAAGGCCGTGGCCTCCTTGCCTCCCCATATGAATGTCACGGTTATGTCCTGTATTTTTTTCATAGTCTTGGTAGTTCCCTTTTAACTTGCGCCCAGGCGAACAACGCACGCACCAACGCCCTTTCGAGGTGATCCGCAGCCGTTTCGCCGTTGTTGTCAGGGCATGGAGTTGACTTCTGCAACTGAAGCATAGCCGTGGACAAATGACGCATAGCGCGTCCTATATGATAATCGTGTACCGGTTTGTCAACATGAAACCATTCCCCATAGGCGGATTTCTCCGAGCCTTTGCCCATAACGCGCCACGTTATCTCCTCTGCGGCTTTGCCAAGTTCTTCGATGGTGGGTGGTTTCATAGCTTCATTCCGGGTGGGTTGTACTTCTTTGACCACGCCCAGACTTTTAGCATGGCATTGAAGGCGATTCCGGCCTCGATCAACTCCTCCTCAGGCCAAAGGTGCGTGACCAGCTTTTCTGGGTCGTTGGATGCCAGCACAACCGAAACACAAGCCGCCTTTGGATTGTCGCTGGCCGTCCGATAAGCCCAAAGCTGGGCGCAATCGGTGTCGTAGAATGGGTCGTATTTGGGGTTTACCTTGCGGTTTTTGAGGTCGATGATGGCATCGCCAATTCCTGACAACCGCACATAGGCATCGCACCGCCCCGCGTAACCAGCACCGACCAGTGCCTTTTCACACCAATAGGTTTTTTCGACATTCTTTTCAGCCCACTGAGTGAACGTCTTGATATACGGAGCAAGTTCTTCATCTCTGGATACAGGTCTTCCAAGAAGGATGTTTTCCATACATTCATGCATCCTGGTTCCGTGTTCCGCCGCCTTGGTTGTTGCTTGTTTCGAGTCCTTGACGACCCGCCTTGCGTATTCTTCGAGTGTTTCACCATCCTCCTTCGGAAGGGTAAGCGAGGACATGATTCCCTGCTCCACCTTCCATGCAGTAAGTTGAGGCTTGTCCATGATGTTCAAAACGCTCGTAACCGATGGAAGTAATCCCATCTTGCGAGCGTCCGTAACCGTGGTGTTACGCTCGTTGCCGTTTTTGCCTATGACAACGTGGGCGGACTCGCCTTCTTGGGTATACCAATGTCCCGCCTGGTCCGTTTGGACCAGACGGGATTGGCTAGGCTCTTTCTGGGTTAGGGTAAGAGCCACTTGATTAGAACGGCATTGCGTTGCCGTCCGCGTCAGTGCTTACCGCAGTTTTGGTCTGCGGTGTCGAAGACACACCGGAGAACTCCTTGCTGGAGCGGATCTTCTCCTGCAACCATTCCGGCAGTTCGCTGAACTGACCGCCCTCACCCTGCTCGATCTCGTAAAAGACCTGGCTGTTCTGGGTGGTGGCCGGAGCCTTCATCGACTTCGGCAGTTTGGCAATGCCCTGAATGGCGCAGTAGTTGCGTCCGGCTTGGCTGGTCTTGTGAACCAAGGTAAGCAAGCAAGCCTTGCCCAAGAGGTTCTTGAGGCTGAAGCTGGCAAGCTCCTTGCTGGTGAACGCCTGACCCCGCCAAGTCTCAAGGTGCTTACGCAAGGTAGCACGCTCGCCAAGGCTTCGGGTTAGTTCGATGGATACAACCATAGGCTTTGTGACCTTGGTCGTCTTGCCGTTCTCCGTCACCTCGCCTTCGATCACTTGGTCGGGCAACTCAAAGGCCAAGCGGAGTTTGGGAGTCCACTTTTCCTCGCCGTCCCAGGACACCTTTTGGGTTCCTTCGTCAACGAGGCTGAATAGGACGCCGACGGTCGCTCCGGCTTCGGGCAACTGGCGTTCCGTGTTTTTGGATGTTTCACTGAGGGTTAGGCTCATGTATTTTACCTTTCTATGTTTGGTTTGGGTTTATTGGGGTTGAAGGCATCACAAATCCTTGGGCTACGGTCGTGGCAACCGGTGCGGTATGCACCACATTGACCGTGAAATTGGGAGGGGCAATGTGCCGTGCGATCTCGCAAAGGTCGTCGGCCTCGATGATTGCCAGCCATTTCTTCTCTCCGTTGCGCCGGAAGAACACCGCTGGGATCTTTCCATCTGGAGCGTCGCCTTTGGCTTGCTCCATCCATTGTTCCGGCTTGATCTGCTGACAACGCTTGACCTCGCAATGAAAAGGAAAGTTCGCACACACCACATCCCCGGAGCCGCCCTCGGGATCTCCGGCATATTGCTGGGAACGTCGTGCTTTCTGCCATCCCTGCTCACGAAGATAGGAGGCAAACTCCCGCTCTCCGGCCGCTCCCTTCCTGCGTGAATTTATTTTTCCCATAAAGATTCCCTTAGGCTTAGGTTTAGATCTCCATTTTCATCGGTGTCAAAATGAATGTAGGCGTTGGGATGTTTTTCCGTGAATTTTGAGGCATCATTAAAAGCCTTGGCCGTGATCGTTACGGCTTTGGATTCGTTATCCAGGCACATTGACATCACGATCATATTAAGCATGCATATGACATCACGCTTGCGGAGTTCTGAAAGGTCGGAAAGGTTTACGGCTTGGCTCACGCCGCCGACTATGCCCAAAAGGGCTTGTTTATGTCAACGACTTTTTTTAAGCCCAGAATCTTCGTCGAAACAGGCCAGCAATCCGGCTCCCGTCATCTTTCTGGCAATCTGCGGGTGCTTTCTTAACCAATCGGCCACTTGGGATATGTCATCAGTTTCCCTAATGGCATCCTCAAACAACCTCCAAGCCTGTTTTGGGGTCAGAGGTCGTTTATGATTCGCCATGAGGAGCCTGTCTTTGGGTGGCATTTCTTCGTTTTTGAACTGCACTCTTTTGTCTTGAAAATCCAGTATAAGTCAGCATCAAGGGCGTAGCAGATAATGTAGTCAACATCGCTGTCCGAGTATCTTTTCTTGGCAAAACATCCAGTGCCGGTGCAAAATCGGTAAAACACGCGGTTACGCTCGGTTCCCTGGGTTGACTTCACCTGTATGCGGAAAAACTTTCCGTTCTTTTCGGCCACAAGGTCATAACCTGAGAAATCCTCAACCGGCGTAAGCACGTTGTAGCCATTGCGGAACAATGCCGCCATGACTTTGGCAACCCCGACCGCCCCGATCTGCCTGTTGCCCAGCTTCATTTCTTCTGTTGACACAATTTCATTTTTTTATATTCTGGGTTTAATGAAAGCAACACTATTCCTAATGGCGATGCTGGTGGCATCGGCGATGGCGGACGATCTGGACGAATTCGTGGGAACCACATACCCATCCGGCAATGCCGTGTTCAGCGGTGGCCGCGGGGTTGCGATCACCCGCAATGGGCTGGTGGTTAAAAACGGGCCTTTATTCATAACTCCCAAGGGTCTTTATGGCTCCTGTGGCAATATGTATTACGGCAATGGGAACTTAACCGTTGTGGATGGCTCATTTTCCTACGGAACCGCCGGGAATATGAGAACCCAGGTTGGCAATTATTTTGCCGGAAACAACGGACAGACCTATATCTACGAATCAGACGCTTCCGAGTAGGGCAAGCCTATTTCGGATTCTGTTCTCAAGTCCGTTTAGCAGGGATTTTCGGTCTGGGTTGGCCTGTGCCTTCCTGTACTCGTCCTGAAGCTGTGCATCGCTGGCGGCTCGCATAAGGGCCTGGGGCTGTACGCTGTTGATTGCGCTCAAGGTCTTGGGACCAAGTTTGCCGTCAACGGCCACCCTAACCCCAAGGGAGTTTAGCCCCTGCTGGATATACTTGGTCGCCCCGCCCATCCCGCGATTAAACGCCATGTCCTGAGCAAAGGGCTGGATGGGTTGCGGTAGCTTTGAAACCAGCGGAGCGGTGTAGTCCACAATATACTGGGCGGCGGCTTCCGCCCTTCTTTCTGGTGGTAGGGACGAGATTCTTTTGTAGGCTTCCGGGTGATAGCGGTCGTTGATACCGGCCACCTCGTACCTTCCACCCATGTCGCCGGAGGGAAGCTCGTAAATCTTGGGATTGCCGTAATTGTCCTTGCGGGACTCAAAATCCACTGTCTGAAGCGCGGCCATCTTCAACGGATTTGTGTTGTTGCTCGACATAATCTCCTCCTCAAGCATGGGTTTGATTTCGGACGGCGTATCCTTGACCATAGGCTCGATTTCCTTGCGGATAACATTCCTGGTCACATTCCTTTCCACCATCTTTGGTGCAAACGGAGTCCTGCTGGACGCGCCGGAGATATCAAACCTTGCCATTATTTGTTAAGGCTTCTTTCGAGTTCAGCCCTTCTAACCATTTCCGCAAAAGCGTCAAGCTCTGGGTTGTCCTCATCCCTGGCAATTTCCTGCAATGATGCCACGGCGGTTGGAATGGCGTTGGGCGACACATCAATGTTCTTTGCCAGCCATTCCACATACCTTGGGCTGGTGAAAAGTTTGCTGCCAAGATAGCTGGTTCCAAGCACGCCAAGGATTCCCTTGGCAAAGCCAAACTTACCCGCCCCAAAAGATCCGGCCAAGCTGGTGATTGTCGCCACTTGCATCAAGGCTCCAGCCGTGCCGCTGGGGTTTGCCTGAATATTCCCGCCCCTTCGGATAAGGGCTGCGGTTCTTGCGATCTTGTCCATGTTTGAGGAAAACTCGGAACCGTATCTGCCAAAAAGTTGTTGTCTGGCCGGTTTGCTCAGATTGTTCCAGTTGGTCAGGAAGGTGTTCGTGCTGAAAATTTCCCCAGCCTCGTTTTGCAGGCCGGACGGAGCCATGCCCATTCTGGCGACAAACGCGGATGTGACGGCCTTCTGATCTTCCTTTGGAAGGCTTTTCATCAAGGCCGCAAGTCTGGTTCCGCCGATCTTGGAGCCTTGTAGCGCGGCTTGGAAAATGGCTTCCGGCTCCTGCCGGTTGATAAAGCTCTGGAGCTTGTCCGCCCTTGCGTGCATTGCCTCGCTGTACTTGTTGGCTCGATTGAGAGCCTTAACCGCACCAGGACCGGCCTTGGCCGCGGCTTGCCTCATATCCTCGGAAAGCGCGGCATAAAGCCTCTTAAACTCAGCCCTAGGCACATCGTTTAGGATGCTGATTCCGGCAAGGTTTTCACCGATCCTTGAGCGAAGGCTCTTGATTGCCTCGTATGGCAGGGTTCCGGTTTTCTTGTCCAAGTCGGCTTCAAATGCGGTGCGAATCGAGGTTAGTTTCGGATTGGACATCACCTCGCTCAAGGCTGGCGCACCTTTAATCCCGCCAGAAATCTGGTCAAGCGTACCCTTGAAGTTGGACGGCTGAACAAGCATGTTGGGCTGGATGTAATTCTCGATGTCGGAATAAAGCCGTCTCTCCACGCCCCTTTTGGCCGCAAAGGTTTCCGGCACGCCTTCCCGAATGGCAGTTCCAGCCACGCTTGGCTCTGAAACAGGCGAAAGCTCCTCCCTTATTTGCGCCAACTTCTCTGAAATTTGTTTCTGCTGTCTTCCGGCAAACTCCCTGACCACACCAGCCGATCCTGGGATTCTGGACATTCCGCTTTCGGCAAGCATTACCGGTATTCGCTGGGTGGCCTGTCCAGCCGTGGGCGTGGTTCCGGCAGCCCTAAATGTTTCAATGTTTCTGGCGATCTCCTCCGGCGTTGCGGCTTGTGTGCCACCGGCTCCAGCCCTTAGTCCACCACGAAGCCCAGTTTTGATTGCCTGAGAAGTTATGTTGGCAAGCGTGGGAACCGCGGCCGCACCAACACCGGCGGCAACCTGTCCGGCTGTTCCAGCACCCTTTTCTTCGGCTAGGCGGGATGCACCACCAGCCAGCGGTGCTTGGATGGCCTGCATATAAGGCTGTTCGGACAGAATGGTTCCGGCGGCTCTTAAACTCGGGCTTGCGGCTTGGGTTAGAAATCTTCCAGCACCAAGAGGCGCGGCCAGCGAGGTCGTGGCCTCCATAGCTCCTTGGGCAACCTTCTCGGTCGTTGTGATCGGCTCCGGCAATCCAACATCCGTCTTGATCCTCTCAAGCACATCGCCCAGCGGGGGCAAACGCCTTTCCGATCCGGCCATTTCAGCAATGGTATTGTAAATCCTTGGGACAATATCAAGCGTTGCTCCGGCAACCGCTCCGGCGGCCGCACCAGGAGCCGCACCAACACCGCCAAGAGTCGCCCCCAGCGCGGCTCCAACACCGGCTCCGGCTGAAACCGGACCGGTCATTCCCCTTATGGTCAGACCCAGTTGCCTTGGAATATATTCCTCAACCCCCCTGGGGGCGACGGCTTGCCTAGCCTGTGCAACATTGTTTACAACCCTGTTAATATCTTCAGGCGTTGCGTCGTCGGGAAGGTCAATCTCCCCCACCCCCTCGATATCAATGATCGGCATTATTGCGCCGGAACGTAATTGCCTTGGGCATCGCGCACAAACTTAAGGCGGGGTCTCTCCCCGGCTTGCCCCGCTCCCTGTCCGGCGGGGGCTTGCGCGCCCTGTTGTGTTCCGACCCTCGATGTTGAAAACTTCAACGAATCTGGTATTTCGTATCCGGCATCCTGAAGGGCTTGCAATTTGTTCATGTATTCACCCTTTCTCTGCACCGTGAATAGTTGCAACCTGTCTCCGAAGTCTCCGGCCATCGGGGTTCCAATTTCCTCAATAAATCTGTCCGCCTCCTGCGGGGTTACCGCTCCGCCGGATCTTGCCTTTAGGATTTGATTCCTAACACCAGCAAATGCCTGATTCATTTTCGTGTAGTCTGGAGCCATTCCAACCGATGCACCCAGCGCACCCAGCGGAGCATCAATCGGTCCGTACAGATCTGGCCTAACCGCCGTCAATGCCTGCTGACCAAGGTCAATGACGGACTTGATATCGGCAAGGTCTTCCGCGCTTTTAATCGGCAACTTTTTCCAATTCTCCTTTGCGCTCTTAAATTGAATATCCCTAGCCTGTTCAAGAGATGCAGCTCGAGCCATATTTCCAGAAGCCTTTGCTTCTTGAATTTGCTGATTCATAAATTCAAGCCTATTTGCCATTGCCTCAGTTCTTTCGTAAAGATTCCTGTCAACTTCATTTTGAGGAATTGCAAGTGGAACTTGCCCAAATCCCTCAACCATTCTTGATCCACTAAGCTCATTCATCCTTGCCCATGCTGCAGATTTTTGACCTTGTGTTGAATTGGGGTCATTAAAAATTGCAAGAGATTCATCAATTTGCTTGCCGCGAACCATAGGATCTTCCTTCTCAAGGCTACGCTGAAGAATCCTAGCGTTAAGTTCAGCGTTTTGCATCTGAAGCTCGCGTTGCTTCTTGGTTTCCGGCCCCTCGATATTGAATTGAAACGGCATAAACTCTCCTTACTTGCTGAAGCTGAAACTCGGAATAAGTCCGCTGATTCCGCTAAGAATCGAGCCGAATTGCTGTGCGCCGGTCGGCTGGGAGGCCAACGCACGGGTGTAGGCTCCGTATGTGTTGGCCTGGTAGTCGGACATGGTTCCGTAGATGCTGGCCGCATTGCTGGCAAGTTGAACAGGAATGGCGGGATTGGCGGTTTGATAGAACTGCTGTGGCATGCCTTGCGTCTGGAACTGGCCGGGTAGAGGCTGGTTGGCTTGGATGTACTGCTGGGCAGCCATATTTTGCTGGCCGAGCCGTTGCTGGGCAAGGTTGGCAAGCGAAGGTCCACCGGCCAAGAAGCCGGAAGCCGCGCCAAGCCGTTGTTGGGTTAAGCCTTCGCGAAGCGCAAGGTCACGGGCGGCTGCTCCACCGGTCGTCTCGCCGGAAGCCAGGAATTGCTGTGCCGCACCATATCGTGCAAGTTTGCGTTGCTCGCCAGCCGCGCCCAACTGCGCCGCTTCCTGCACTGCCGGTCCAAGGCCAAAGATGTTGCCACGGGCGGTCTGGGCGGCACGCACCGCCTGCTCGTATCCACGCCTTTCCTCGGCTCCCAAGGTCGAGCCAAGGCGAAGCTGGTTGAGTGCTTCCTGTTCGATGGTGTTGCGAAGTT